CGCAATAAATATTCGTTCAATTCTAAGTTTGCAGGGGCTGTATATAATATATTAAAGACCCAAGAACACTGATGTTCGTAGCGCCATTGTGGATCAGCTGATCTATTACGAAATATTTTGTCATTGTACATTAACTTACGCAAAGTTGTATATGAATTCCAACCCATCACACCAAAGGCAGAGCTCACGTACCTTTTGAGAAACCTCAACTGATTCGGCACATCAGATTGACTGTCATTATGAGGGGTCAATGATTCTGCAACAGAATCACATTCTAAAATAGTAGTATCTTTAATTATTTGATCAATTTCAAACAATTTAGGATGAAAATTGCAATAGAATTTCGTATCATCTCCTGAAAATAAACCACGACAATTCCAAGCAACTTTACCCTTTCCATAGATTTTCTGCATAATTGTTACCCATACTATATAATTAATAATAGTATTAACAAGAGTAACTAATGGATGACCGGACGGTTGTCCCGTCTTAATTTGATAAACAAACCCTGGTGGTAAAACAATATTCTTACGAATAATGGTATCTGTAAGAAAAGAAAAGAAACGATCGATACCACGATTGTTTTGAGGATAACAATTGCGAATCATTTGCATAGCAGCAACAATCATCGCTTCATCTACATGCGCATCAAATAATGACCAGTCGCAACGAAAACTCCAACCATAACGAGAAGCGAGTCTACAAATAATATTATTCTCATCAAGATTGAAATTTTTACCAATAAATAAACAATGATTACGCATACGAGTTATAGCCAGAGTAAGCGGTTGAACAATAATGAGCGACAATAAAACTAATGGTTCTTCGGGTATCCATATAGCTCGTGTCGCAATATTTTCATTAAGTTCATTTGTAGTCTTGATATCTTTAGATCTACCTCCAAAGTGCCATAAACCCTGCCAAGTGAAAGGTTTCTTTTTCAAATGGTTAAAAATGGCTTTAGCAATAGGAACACTTACGCGCAATGTGTTTTCTCGCCTTGGTCCGTAGAACATAGATGTATAATAACCTGGATTCGCTTTCGGATTTACAAAAACATTTTCGATCTCTGAAACATCAGGAAAATCCATTTGAGGAAGTGAAAACCATGGCATACCTTCTTCCTCAAGGACGTTTAAATAGTCGTTTGCCGTCCAACTATTCTTCCGATATTTAGTAAATTCTAATAAGACTTTATAAAAAGTGTCATAGGATCCATTCCAAACTTCTCTTTGTTTTAGAAGCTTAACGTTGACAGTAGGATCAGGAAAAGGAAATTTCGATAAAAAGTAAATAAAGTCAACGTTAGGTGTGAAAGACTTAGCTGGTGTATGACCAACGTAATTTGGAACAAAACCAACTAAGCTACAATTTTTAGTAATAGGAAGTGGACCCGGCTGTTTTCTAGCATTTACACGAACCGGTGAACTATGAATAGAATGTTTTATTGAATAAAAGTTTGGTAATTTATAGTTCTTGATCTTGCGACGTCGAGATATGTAGGATTTGAAATCGGGATTTACAATGCTACCATAGAAATTTGAGAAAAACTCAAAAATATTAAGCTGATCAGCGAGCTTAGTTGTAAACTTTTTCTTATCAATCTTCACTGAAGAAATGCAAGGAAACCATCTTGATCTGAGTCTTAATTTTTCATGTTTAACATCATAGAAATAGGCAATAAGTGACCGTCCCCAACACTTGATACCGGCATTCTGAAATCCACTTTCTCAGAG